ACGCAAGGAGCGCGACAAGCCCGAGGCGCCGGCGCATGGCTAAGGCCGCGATGGATGACCGCGAGCTGCTTTCGCTGGTCAACGCCCATGAGAAGGCGGCGATTGGCTCAAGCAACGGCGCGGCCAACATCGCCACGTCTGGGACCACGACGCAGTACGGCTCCATCGACGTGGAGCGGGCGCAAGCGCTGGACTACTACCACGGGCGCCCCTTGGGTAACGAGGTGGTGGGCCGCTCGCAGGTGGTCAGCCAGGAGGTGCGCGATACCGTCGAATGGATCAAGCCGCAGCTGATGCGGATGTTCGTAGGCTCCAAGGAGATGGTGCGCTTCGATCCGGAAGGCCCGGAGGACGAGGCCGAGTGCCAGCAGGCCACCGACGTTGTGGACTACCTGCTGATGCGCCGCAATCCCGGCGTGCTGATCCTGCATGACTTTTTTACCGACGCACTGCTGCTCAAGAACGGTTACGTCAAGGTCTGGTTCGAGGAAGTCGAGCGCGACCGGTACGAAACCTACACCGGCCTTGACGAATCGACGCTCGCCTATGTGGTGCAGCAGATCGAAATGTCGGGCGACAAGGCCGACATTGCGGCCAAGCGCGAAGTGCAGGGGCTGCAGCCGACGCCCGATGGCTCCATGCAGCCTGTCGTCACCTATGACGTGCGCATTCGCCGCACCAGCAAGACCAACGAATACCGCGTCGAGTGCATTCCCACCGAGGACATGCGCATCAGCCCGCTGACCACGCACGACCTCCAGGACTCGCCCTTTGTCGGCCATGTGGTGCGCAAGACGCGCAGCGAGTGGAAGGAGCTCGGCTACGACGTTGCCAGCGAGCCCGCCGACAAGACGGCGCGCATCGACATCCAGTCCATTGCCCGTTCGGACTCGGTGGACGAGCTGGGGACGGACGATCCCGGCTCCGATGCCTCGATGGAGATTATCGAGGGCCTTGAGTGCTACATGCGCGTGGACTACGACGGCGACGGCATTGCCGAGCTGCGCAAGATCCTCAAGGCGCCGGGCAAGATCATCGAGAACGAGCCCATCGAGGAAGTGCCTATCGCGCATTGCGTGCCGATCCGCATGCCGCACCGGCACCTTGGCATCAGCATCTTTGACCTGCTCAAGGATGTGCAGGACATCAAGACCACGCTGATCCGCCAGACGCTGGACAACGCCTACGCGATCAACAACGGGCGGCTGGTGGTCAATCAGGACACGGTCAACCTTGAGGACCTGAGCGTATCGCGGGCGGGCGGTTTCATCCGCACGACGGGCAATGCGACGGCAGACGTTGCCGCGCTCCCGACCCCGTCAATGGTGGGCGAGTTGCTGCCGGTCATCGACTACATGGACACGATGAAGGCCCAGCGTACGGGCATCAGCGCTACGACGCAGGGCCTTGATCCCGACACCCTGCAAATGACCACGGCCAAGGCGTACACCAACGCCATGAGCGCGGCCACGGCCAAGGTCGAGCTGATGGCTCGCATCATGGCCGAGGGCGTCAAGCAGATTGCCTTGCTGCTGCATGGGCTGATCGTCCGGCACCAGGACAAGCCGATGACGGTGAAGCTTCGCAACCAATGGGTGCAGGTGGACCCGTCGAGCTGGCGGCGTCGCTATTCGTGCAGCGTCAACGTGGGCTTGGGTACCGGCTCGCAGGACGAGAAGCGCGGCAACCTGATGATGATGGGCCAGGTGCAGCAGGCCGCTGCGGCTGCGGGCATCGTGCTGCCGGAGAACGTCTACAACCTCGCTACCGAGATGGCGCAGGTGCTTGGCTTCAACGTGCCGGGCAAGTTCTTTACCGATCCCTCTTCGCCGCAGTTTCAGCAGATGCAGGCGCAGAAGCAGCAGCAAGGCCCCGACCCGAAGGTGCAGGCGGCGCAGATCACGGCGCAGGCCAACGTGCAGCGTGCACAGATTCAGGCGCAGGGCGACCTCCAGCAGATTCAGGCGCAGCAGCAGATGCACACGCAGGAGCTGGTGCTGAAGGCGCAGATTGAGAAGCAGCGCGCCGATGCCGCCTTCGCGAAGGTCCAGGCCGAGAACAGCGCCCACGCCATCAGCACCTACATGCAGGCCAAGCAGAAGCACGACCAGGCCGTGATGGACCTGCTCGCGTCGATGAGCACCAACGAATCCAACGAGCGCCAGGGCTTCATCAAGGCCATGGCCGCCACTTCGCAGAAGGTACCGCATGGACAGTGACGAGGCGATACGCCGCGCCGATTTCGCGCGCCAGGTGACCGACAACCCGGTCTTTCGTGAGGCGCTCGACGCGCTGGACGAAAGCCTGCGGCGCCAGCGGTTGGCCGTGAAGCCGACCGATACCGAGGGGCACACCAAGTTGATCCTAGCCGAGCAAGTCCTCGGCCAGTTCCGCGGCTACCTCAAGCGCGCCATCGATGACGGCCAGATCGCGCAGATGGAGCTGGTGCGCAAACCCCTACTTGACCGCGTGTTCGCACGCTAACCCACACGAGAGATAACCGAATGACGACCGAAACCACCCAGGACCTGGGCGTTTCCCAAGAGCTGGACGAGAACGCACTGGCGGCCGCTTTTGAGAGTGAGCCCTTTGAGGGCGAATCAGTGCCTGCCGATGCGGCTGCCGAGCCGCAAGAGGCGACGACCGAGAACGAAACACCCGAATCTGCCGATCCTGACGAAGCCCAGGCCAGCAGCATCGAGTATCTGGACCAGTTTGCCAAAGAGTCTGGCGTCGACCTGAGCGAGCTGCTCGGGCTGAAGGTCAAGCTCAAGGTGGATGGCGAAGAGAAAGACGCGACGCTACAGGACCTCATCAAGATCAATCAGCTGGAGGGGCACGTCAATCGGAAAAGCATCGAGCTTTCGGAGAAACAGAAGGCGTTTGAAGCCGAGCAAGCGAACCTGCGCAACGAGTGGCAGCAGAAGATTCAGATGGCGGGCTCCGTCATCGACACCCAAGAGCAGCAACTCGCCCAGCAGTACCGCTCCATCGACTGGAACGGCCTCTACCAAGCCGACCCCGCGCAGTACAGCGCATTGCAGCTGCGGTTTCAGCAAGCCCACGGCGAGCTACAGCAGCAGAAGCAGGCGCTGGCACACAACTACCAGCAGAACATCACGCAGATGCGTGAAACCATCCGTCCGAAAGCTATCGAGACGATTCGTTCGCAGAACCCCGACTTGGCCGATGACGTGAGCTACGGAAACGCGCTCGCGGACATCAAGGGCTACCTGAAGTCGATTGGTGCGGACGACAAGAACTTCGACGCCGTCGAGATGGACCCGGTTGTTTTCAGGGTAGCGCGTGATGCGGCCCGGTATCAGCAGATCGCATCGAAGAAGCCGGACATCAGCGCAAAGCTGAAGACCGCGCCGACGATGCAGAAGCCCTCTCCGAAGGAATCCATCGGCACCCAAGCCGCACGGCTCAAGGGCCTGCGTGAGCGCGCCTTCAAGGGCGATAGCGACGCACAGGCCGCTTTCCTCGACTCCCTATGACGTAAAGGAATCCTCCCATGGCTGTCCCCAGCAATACCCTTCAGTCCGTATCCGTCGTTGGCAACCGCGAAGACCTGGCCAACATGGTCTTCAACGTCGATCCCGACGTGACTGTGCTGCAAACCGCCCTGAAGAAGGGCAAGGCCACCAACACCTACCACGAGTGGCTGACCGACTCGTTCGCCTCGCCCAACGCCACCAATGCGCACATCCAGGGTGACGACGCCAGCGCCGATGCGCTGACCGCCGCTTCCCGTCTGGGCAACTACACCCAGATCAGTGCGCACACCGCCCAGGTGGCCGGCACCAACTCGGCTGTCAACTCGGCTGGCACCGTTGGCAAGATGGGCTACCAGCTGCTCAAGAAGGTCAAGGAGCTGAAGCGCGACGTGGAAGCGTCGATCTTCGACAACCATGCCCGCGTGGCCCCGACCACGAGCGTTGCTGGCGTGTCCGCTGGCCTCCCGGCGTGGCTCAAGACCAACACCAGCATCGGCGCGACCGGTGCCAACCCGACTGGCGATGGCTCCAATGCCCGCACGGTAGGCACGGCCCGGTCACTGACTGAGGCGATGCTTCAGGGCGTGCTGCTCTCGGCCTTCACGGCGACCGGCCAGATTCCCAAGTTGGCCTTCGCCTATCCGAAGCAGAAGCAGCAGATTTCGGCGTTCCAGGGCAACGGCACCCGCTTTGTGGAGTTGCAGGGCAAGAAGCTCAATACCGCGTTCGACATCTACGTGTCGGATTTCGGTGAGCTGACCATCGTCCCGTCGATCTTCCAGGCGGCCGGCACCATCACGCTGATCCACCCTGACTACGTGAAGCTCGCCTATCTGCGTCCGTTCCAGAAAACGCCGCTGGCGAAGAACGGCGACAGCGAGCGGGTGCAGATCCTCCAGGAGTGGACGCTGGAAATGTCCAACGAGAAGGCCCACGCGGCCATCTACGACCTGAGCTGATCCCTCCCGCACTAGTGGTCTTTAGGGGCGTCCTTCGGGGCGCCCCTTTCTTTTGGAGTGACCCATGGATTTTGACGATTTCAGCCACCTGCAAGCCGGCACCGGCAAGAACGTGGCCATCGGTGCGGCCTCGGTCCAGTCCGCCGCAGTAGGCCCGCAGACCTACGCCATTCGCGTTGTCGCTACGGGCGCGTGCCATATCGAAACCGGCCCGAATCCGACCGCTACGGCAACGTCCGCCCTCATCGCAGCCAACGTGACGGGTGAGTACTTCAAGGTCTCCCCGGGCGACAAGGTTGCCGTGATCCAGGACGGCTCGTCCACCGGCAATCTCAACATCGTTGAGGTCTCGAAGTGAATCGCTCGATGACGGAGCGGTACCGCTTCGATACGGACGGCAACCTGATCATCAAGCGCGAGGCGGTGCTCGATGACCACCTCGACGCCTGCCATGCGCTGCGCCAGAACGGCAACGAGACGGGCAAGTTCCGCAAGGGCTTCATGCACCACGTCGCCTCGATCCCGCCCATCATGTACCTGGAGCTGCTCAAGGAAGGCATCGATATCCTCAACCTCAACGAGGATACGAAAAAGCGGCTGTTCCAGAAGCTCAACCTGGAGATGCCCAAGCTCAAGACCGTGAACGCGAGGCTGTAAGTCGTGATTACCGACTACACCAGCCTGCAAAGCGCAATCACGGACTACCTGGACCGCTCCGACCTGTCCGGTGTCGTGCCCACTTTCATCGCCATGGGTGAGTCGCGCATCTACCGCGACCTGCGCGTGCGCGATATGGAGAAAACGGCGTCCGCGACGATCACGAACGCTAGTTTCGCGGTGCCGAGCGACTATATAGAGGCCAAGAACCTCTACGTCACCGATTCGACGGGCAATTACCTGTACGAGTTGGAGCGCGTGGCGCCGTTCTGGCTTCGGTCCACCTATCAGCAACAGTCGGGGCAGGGGACGCCAAGCTTCTACGCCCGCGAAGGCTCCAACTTCGTCGTCGGGCCTTACCCATCCGGCACTTATCCGGTCACGCTGCTCTATTACGCCCGCCTGCCGTCGCTGAGCGGCACCAATACCACCAACTGGCTGACCAGCAACAACCCGGACCTGATCTTTGCCGCTGCGATGCTCGAAGCGGGCACGTACCAGCAGGATGACCAGGCGGTCGGGTATTG